TTAAATCCGTTACCTACTAGGCTTAAAGTGCTTTTTGATAATTGGTCAATTACTGGCATGATTATATTGTTTTATTGTTTGATATAAATATTAAAGTATTATGCTACTTTATGTGAACCTTGAGCTAATGTAGTACCTACTTTTTTACCATCCATATGAACTGATGAATCTTTATCGTATAGGCGATCTATTGATGATTTAACGGCGTTTATAGCCATTATCATTGGTGTTAGATCTATTGATGGACCTTGCATTGATTCGCCGCTTTTACCACCTCCAAATAAATCGGTACCTGCTACTATTGAATCCTCTTTATTTAATTGAATAGAACCTTTTGGACCAGATACCATTGTTTCTCCACCGGGGCCTATCATACCATCATCCATTTGACTATATACTAGGGCTCCTACTCCAGCTGCTAGGGCTAGTCCTATTAATGTTGAAATAGGATTTGCAATTGCAGAAGCTGCAGCAATACCTATTGCTTTAGATAATTCTCCACTTAATATTGCTTGTCTAGCTAATAATATTCCATTATATCCTAAAGCCGCTCCTCTTTGGCCTACCATAATACCTAATTTAATAGATTCAAACATTACTCCTAATTTTTGAGCAGCTGTAATTGCTAAGAATACTGCTCCTATACTTGTTATAAGAGGTAAAATTTTAGTTAATATATCTAAGAAACCACCTAATGGACCTGCTACTAAATTACCAAAGAAATCTTGCAGTTTAAGTATAGCAGCATTAAATTTATCTTGTACATTTTGACGTTCAAGTGCTTTTTTTGCATCTTCTTCAGTTATTTGAGCTAATGATTTACCACTAGCTATTGCTGCTTCTCGTTTTTGTAATGTATTACCTAATTCATCTGCTGTCATACCAACAGCAGCGGCTAATGCATCTTGCTGTAGTACATTCATTTTGGTATAATCTGCTGCCGTTCCTATATTTTTAGCTAATTCTTCAGCTAATGTAGCTTGATCACCAGATAATGCTGCTGCTCTAGCTCGTTCAAGATTTAATTGTTCACCAGTTAATAGTTCAGCTTTTAATTCATTTTCAATAGAAGATTCAAAATTTAAAAGCGATTCGCCTGCTTTAGATGTTTGCTCTAAAGTCATACCGAACGCTTTAGCAGTTACTACTGCTTTAGCTATACGTTCAGGATTATAACCTAAATTTGCTGCTAATCGACCAGATACATTTGCTGCTTCAGCTAATGTAGCTTTAAAATCAATTCCAACTTTAAGTTGGTTTCGAGTTGCTACTAGTCCCTTAACGAAATTTTTATATGTTGATTCTGATGTTTTACCTGTTGTTATTCCTAAATTAGCTATCTTTCCTGCTTCTTCAGCTGTTAATCCAACTTCCTTAGTAAGTTTAGTTTGTGTTGTAAGTTGATCTTCATTAAATTGATATGCAAATCCGGTGGCTTTAACTAATTCACCAAATGACTCAACTAAATTAGCTGTGGTTATGTTTATATTAGTAGATGTGCGAGCAATATCTGCTAAATTTTCACGGTAAGATTCAGATGAAGTACCAAGGGATTTCCCCATAGCTACTACTTGAGCATTAGCTTTTAAAGCCTCTGTAACTAAAAATTTAATAATAGTAACAGGATCGGTTAATGATTTTTTTAATCCTACTCCTATTTCTTTAGTAAATACTCCTAAAGATTTAAATTTATTTCCTAAGTTGTTAGTTGATGCTATAGCTCCTTTTCTTACTTTAGCAGTTTCTATTTCTAAAGCTAATATATTTTTTGCATGTTCTTCTTCATCAATTAATCCTTCATTAAGGAGAGCATGTTGTTGGTTTTTCTTAAATTCAACTTCAAGTAATTTTTTCTGTACTGCTTTATTTTCTAAAGCCCCTTGAATTAATTTTTTATTAAATTCTTCAACAGCATCTGTTGCTTCTCCTATATTTAAAAATTGAGCAAAAGATCCTCCATATTGAGATAATAATTTACCTGATGCCTGAGCTATGCCTCCTAAATCTCTTCGAGTAGTTGATATTTCTTTAGAAATATCTAATTCACGTTCTAAGGTAGGGATTCCTGATTTAAGAGTTTCTTTTGCATTAATTAATAAAGCATTTTCATCTTTAAGATCTTTTAATCTTTCTTTTTGAAGTTTAGATAATTTTTTTTCACTATCAACTATATCATTTAAAGATCTTAACTCTCTATCTCTACTAGATTTAGAAGCTGATAATCTTTCTATAACAAAACCTAATTCCTTTTTTTGGATGTCAAGAGTTTGACCTGCTTTTTTAAATTGTTTATCAGATAGTTCTAAGTTTCCTTTCTGATAGTAATTTAAGTCTTGCGCTATACTAGTTAATTCCTTAAATGAACCTCTACCTATTTTTAGTAAAAGATTTTGATTATTTAATTCTGCTGTAACATCTTGAAGGGTACGGTATATATAATCCGCGTTATCTGTTAATTCGTTATATTCTTTATTTAATTTTTCAGATACTTTTTGAAGTTTTTCAGCATTAGTGCCAGCAAGACGCATAGCTTCAGCAAAATCAATACCATATCCACCAGCTTCTTTAATCTGTTTATTTAACTCCTCTAATCGTTTTTTTAAACTTTCTACTGTTTCGTCTGCCATATTACATTAGTATATAGTATAAATATAAGGGAAGGTCCTACTTTCGTGGGACCTTCGCGGTATATGTTGGATTAGCAATATTAGGGCGTGCTATATCTTTGCTAGATTTATTATTTTTTAGCATACTCTGTTGCTTTTCAGCTTCTTCATTCTGTTTAGTGAAATGTTCATTTAACAGATTAAATGTAGTGCGACGTAACCATAGTGGCATGTTATAAACGGTTTCCCAATCAAATCCACCCCCACCATGAAATACTATCTCATGTATTTGTTTGAATAGTTGTGGTCTATACTCCGGAGTCAGGCCAAAAAAAGTTAAGCGAAACTGGAATCGCTATACCCTCCCCTGTATAATTTTCATCGTCAGGCATAAACTTAAGATTAATATCTGGTTGTACTTTACCATAATATTCACGTAATGCTCTAGCGTCTGGTGCTAATAAGTAATTATCTACAAAATCGCGTACTGCTTTTGCTTCTCTATCACCATTGATTGATGTAATCATATATTTCATACGAGTTGTTACATCGGATGAACTGTTTGGATTGATTTTTTGTAAACCTTTAATTTCAGCTTCAATTTTCTTTTCATCACCGTGCGTTAATAACTTAAACGTAATAGTATTACTTGATTTAGGTAAACTAAAAGTAAAATCATTTACACCAGCTGTAAATAAAGATTCATCTATTGGTTTTTCATCTAATGTTGATAAATCAACACTTACTTCTGTTTCTTGTCCGCGTTCGTTAGTATATTTAAACGAGTAATCAGCACCATATCCAAGTATGCGGGCTGCGATGAGTACAGCATTTTTATCGCCGATTAATAATTCATCGTAGTTGATTTTTGTAACGATTAGTGCTTGTAATAGTTTGTCTATTACTGTGCCTTGACGAAGGAAGTTGCTGTTGGTAAGAATATCTTCTTCCTTAGCTGTCATATATTTCATTTCAATTTCGCCTTTAGAAAGTGGTGATTCTTTAGGATACAATAAACCTTTTGATGGTAATGTAACGATTTCTGTTGGTAAATTTAATTCAGCCATAAAATTATTTTATTTTTGTTCGTATATAAATATATGCAGAAAGAAAGCGCTTACCAAATAGGTAAACGCTTTTCTTAAAATTGTATAAGATTTTAAAAATTCAATACGCAATAATCCATAACAACTGTTACACTAAGTGAAATAGCTGTATCACCAGAAGCCCAATCATAATCACCAAATGTAGCTGTTTTAACATAAGCTCCTTTGATAATCCACTCTCCAACGATATCGCCTACTGGTCCTAAAATATTTAAAGTAAGATCTTTCTTGTAGAAATCGGAATAACCATCACGGCCTGTTACTGATTCATGTGCTAAACGAGCCCATTCCATTACGGATTGTGCTCCACTTGGAGTGATTGGATCGTAAAGTTCTAAAGTCATGTCATTCCATTCAACTTTACCTTTAATTTTACGATAAACATTGATGTGATCAAGTTTAATCATATTTGCTTCAAAGCCAGGGGCTGATGCTTTCTTAATTAAGTATGCGGGAATACCGTCTATATACATGATAAAGCGATTTGCAACCTTAGGTTCAAACGCTGTAAACATGATTTCATTTGGATTTAATACTGCCATTTTATGTTGTGTTTTTTATCTATTAATAAATATTAAAGAACTACATCCCCTATGCAGGGAATGTAGCGCCAGTTGGTAATATGTTGAAGTTCAAGATAATAAACTCAGCAGTTTTTGTTGGTTGAATATAGATTTGACCTACCAATTGGTTACGATCTACTACATCAGCTGTATTATTTGTATCATCCATTACTACTTTGTAAGCATACAAACCTTGACGTTGTACTACTGATTCTAAGTATGGATTAACTCTAGCTAAGAAACTATTTCTTGTTACAGTTGTATTTTGTTCAAATACCAAGTTACGTGAAACACCACCAATGTATTCTTTCAATGCAATCAATAAACGACGAACGTTTACGCGATCTAATGCTGTTGGTTTACGTTGTAATGTTTTCTGACCCCAAACACAAACTCCAGTTCCTGGGAATGTAGCTAATGGGTTAACGTTTCCTGTGTATAATGTATCTCTGTCTGTTTGTTGTAATCTACGTTCTGCACGTATTACTGATGGAACACCACCTCTGTTTAAACCTGCTGGAGCAAACCATTCAGCACCTACTTGGTCGTTGAATGCTAATACACCACCTATTACTGTTGATGGAGGACACCATACTACTTTACCTAATCCAGTTGAAAATAATTGAATCCAAGGATAGTAAGTTGCGGCGTAGTTGCTTGATTGACCTGATGCTGCTGTAGTTGCACCTACGATTGAAGTACCATAGTTACCAGCATCAGTAATTGCAATTGCATCTCCTCTACCTTCACATGTAGCAATCATATTTGCACTAATTCCAACTCCTGGAGCTAATAGTATATTATATTGATATTCGTCTTTATTCGACAATAATGTAAATGCTAAGTTGTAATCAGTTTGGGTAAATCCTTGAATATTTGATCCAGAAGCTGATTCATTCATGTTTTTTGCTAGGTTTGTATCTGCAACTCCTCCTATAAAACCACCACCATATGAACCACTTCCTACTAATGGTAAACTACCACTGTATTGAGTTGATTTAAAGTTACCATTATTATCGATAGAATCGACATTTGGTGTGGTAACTGAAGCAACACGAATATATTGTGATGCATTTGCATATGTACCTTGATATTCTACATATCCGTCTGTAACGTCATATACTGGTTTTAAATCACCAATAACGCGAGAGATGTAGTTAGGTAATTGTGGGTCTAAACTTACGTTTGCCCATGTTTCTAAAATATTCTTTTGAGATTGGTTATCATCACCACGACGTACTACGATTGTAAATGTACCGCCGTTGCTACCACTATTTACGTTAGTTACTTCCCAACGTACATTATATGCGGATCCACTAGATAAAGCACCATTTATAGATGATGTAGATTGGTTATTTAATTGATCACCCCAAGATAATGCTTCAAGTGTAAATGAACTAATATCATTACCACCACCTGCAAAATTAGTTGTTGTACTTCCTGAAACAACATTGTATATATTACCTATTGTTCCTTTAGGAATAGCAAAAAATATTATATTTGGAGTTGAAAATGAAGCACTAACAACACTACTAGAAATAGCACTATAAGCTGCTGAACCTGTAAGTCTATTATAAACATCCTGTACAGATGATCCAGATAAACTTAAAGTATAGGTTCCGTTGATAGAAGCCGAATGTTGAGCAGTAACAGCATTAGTTAAATTTAAAGAAGCTGAAGCAGCGATACCATTAGTTAAGGTACTAATAGCAATTGGAATTGCTGTAGCATAAGTACCAATATTAGCTGAACCACTAATGATTCTAGTTACTAATAATGTTTGACCACCGTTACTGAAATATTCTCTTGCTGCTTGTGATGTAAAATATTCATGGTAGTAGCTACCACTTTTAAATATATCACCAAATAATGATAAGTATTGACTGTATGTAGTAACATATGTTGGTACATATGGACGACCACTTACAGTTGGACCTACTATAGCAGCTCCAAGTACTTGTGGTGCTTGTGTGTATAGACTTTGGTCTGATTCGATCTGGAATACTCCAGGACTAAGGATTACCTCGCTCATTTTGTATAGTTGTTTAGATTTTTATTATTAGGATTACCTAGCAATAAATATCCATAAAACCATACAAAACGCAGAGGTTATTTAATTAAAATGCGGTAATTTCACCACTCTCGGGATTAATATTCCCTACGCCATATTTTTCTTGTAATGCTGTTACTACTTCTCTTTCTCTATCGCCTAATTTAGTAATATCGCTGATGATATTATCTTTTTCGGTTTCGATACGTGTTTTTTGAGCTAGTAACGCTTGTAGTTGTGCTTCAATACTACCCAATTCAAATACAAATTTATTGTATTGTTGTTGTAGATCTTTAATGCTTTGTAGTTCTTCAGCTGTTAGCTGTTTTGTTGATTCTGACATAGTCTTTATTTTATT